GGGAGACACTAGCCCATAATCACGTAATGGATCGCCACTGATTGGATCGTTAGTTGAATAAATAACATTGTTGTACGCTTTAGATAATAACGGCGTTGATAAAAAAGTACCTTCTCTAAAGAATTCCTCAAGGTTAGCTACAACCGCCTCGCGCATAGTCGTTGTATCAGGGATAATATACGCAAAATTAAAATTAACGACTTTAGGCGTGGGTGCTAATACCATTAAATCTTTTTTAGCCATGTGTGCGGGTTTAATTAATAATAAAGCGTTGAACACGTCTTCGACCAGCGTATTATCAGGAATAATGCTCGCTGGATCGTTATCTACGGTAAACAATACTTTTATCTGACCAGGTTTTACCGCTGGGAAGGATACCCTAATTGTACCCGTTGCAGGTGTCGCGGGTGCGCCTGATACAACATACATAAAAGTTGTGGTGCTATTTACTAGTACAGGTATAGAGCTAACATTATAAGCAGACGGTACAGCGCCCGTAACGCTTATGACATCACCACTTGATAAGCCGTGAGCCGTTGCCATAGTTACTGTAGCAATATTATCGACACGGGTAATACTGGTAGCCGCATAGCTACCTACTTGCGTGTCGGGACCTTCGGGAAATACTCGTGTAACCCCTGGCACTGTTTGCGCTTGTGAGATAATTTCCGCTTCGTTAAAAGGTGTAATAGGATGCTGGTAACGGTTAATAATACGGATAAATAAATCGGTGTCGTTCTCTTCATCAGCACCGCCTGAAATACCATCATAGCCAACATAGGAAATAGGATTCATACCAGCGATAGGTGTAACAACGGTTAGCTGAATACCTGAATCTAAATTGGTTGCTACGCCGTAATTTTGTTCGTTACCCACGCTAATTTCAGGAGCCGATGTTACAGGCAATACCGCCATATTAGCCGCTACAATAATGGTACCTGTTGCGGGGCTTGTAGGAGTGCCTAGCACAGGGTAAGTAATCGTATAGTCATCTATTGCAAAAATAACGAACGTGCCGTTGTAATTCGTTGGCGTTGCGCCGCTTACCGTTACGCTTTGACCCGTTGCAAAAGAATGGGGCGTATCAAATTCTATTTGTGCGGTTCCGGCGGAAGCGGTCGTTGCGTAAGCTGTTTTAGTAACAGCACTGATTGTAATGGGGTAAAGCACCTTTTCGGTGTCCTCCGTTGTATACACAGTCGTGCTAGCCGAGGTAAATGTCACGCCTTCATTAATGACTGTACCCACCGTACCCGTAACAACTAAATTACCTTGTGCAGGTGTGGCTGTTTTTGCTGAAATATTAACGTAGTAGCCCCAACGTCTTAAAAAATCACCTGTAGCGGTATCGGGAAAACTTTGGCGTTGCAATTCTTTAATAGATAAAAATGCTTCATATACGCGGCCACCCAAAGCGGTAGCAAAGGCTAAGCAGAACTCATTTCGAAGGGAGGGATTTAATTCAGGTAATTCCCCTTGAATATCGGTAATGATTAAATCAATAACATCTTGTCTACCTGGGTACAATATTGGCACTTACTTTTCTCCTGTATGTTCCCATAAGTCAAACGATCGGTTAATGATAGTATTATTGAGGGCAACCATTTCAATATTAAACGTAATATTACTGCCCGATAGTTTACCTGTAACATTTACCTGTGTCGCGTACTCATCATCAATATACCACTGACAAGCATCCTCTAAATAGGCTACGCCTTTGTTCAAGGTATCGAGATTAGCTCGCGCTTGATAAAGTAGCCATAATTTAGAGCCGTACTGATAATCAGGATAGGCACTGTACAAATTTCCCCACCAGCCGCCTTGACGCTGTACAACGGGTATTTCGCTATCATCGGCGCGTACTTCGCCAAAATAGGACATGATAAGTGAGGTGTCAAAGTTTGTAATCGTTTCAAACTTACCCTCTACGATAGTTAAATCGTATATCCCATCATTATTTTTTGTTAGTTTTAAATCAATCATAAACTTTTATTCACCAAACTTGCACTAATGATAGTTCCCGGCCATGTCCCTGCACCGGGTGAAGGTGGAGGAATAACAACTTGTACCTGGTCACCTAATCTTGCAATACCTTGTATGGCGCCTGCACCTAATTTAATAGCCGGTGAGTCTACGGTTACAGTTGTACCTTTTACCGTGGTCTCGCCTGAACTTTCTATTTTACATGCTCCCGTTGATGTGATCGTGGTGGTTCCTTCTGAGCTAATATTAATGTTTCCTGTAGCTGAAATATCAACATCACCTGTCACGGTAACTTTTACATTTTGTTGACCATCGATTGCAATACTACCATCGGCTAAGAATTTTATAACGCTTCCAGTTAGCACGTTGCCAAGTGCTACTTCGCCTTCTTTTAAATTTTTAAAGCGAAGGGACGCGCCTTGTTTATCTTGCGGTGAAAATGGGATCACAACTAACGCTTCTTCTTGTCCGTAAGGCTGTAGCGTTACACAAAAGGTATTCACAGGCGCATTAGCAAATAAGCCATACGGATAAATAGTGGTTACGCCATCAGTCGTTTTACCTAAGCCCGATACCTGAGTATTGGCATAGGTCGCCGTGTCGTCATTGGTTAATGACACTCTTGCAAAGCGAATTAAATTTTTAAGTTGTCTTATCATCTACTACATACCCTAAGCCTAATATATTTTCCGAGGCATCCCGTGCATTCTGTTCCGATTCTAGCCTAAATGCATCTTGACTAACCATAACGAGATCGGTCGTCGCGCCACCGTCACGGCTAATATGATGCACCACGGACGTAATTAAAAATTGTCCATTCACACCTGCAAAAATATCAACGACATTAACCAGTAAATTAGGCGCCCATAGTATACCATCTTCACGCGCTATAATGCCGTCAATTGTACACGCGTAAACTAATGCTTGAGCCTTATCTGTATCACGTTTCCACTGCACCCGTAAATTAACATCTTCTACAGTGGCTATTGCTTCGGGGATAAAATAGTATTGGCGACTCTTACGAATATCTTTATTTACAGCGGGTTTTATAGGATTATTAGACATCTCTTCCGGCGTCTGTACTACAGATAACGCGCCATTGGGATTCGATGAACAAATACCATTATACGTATTAAACAATTTACTGTAATCATAGCGAGCGGAGGCATTTAAAATATTATTAAGCTCGCTGCCTTCTTCATTTAGAAGATACGTAGAAATAGGGGTTTTAGAGGCTCTATCTAATAGAATATTTCCGTTACCATCCGTGGTCATAATAACTTGTTTGACCCTACATAGCTTTTCTAAAAAATCGAACATGGTCACGCCAATATCCGCACCTATTTCGGTGCTTCTATCAAAAGGCGTGACGGTGACATTAGAAAAAATTTTAATATCTGTTATGCCAAGTTGCTTTAAACAATTTTCTATAATTTCAGGTAACGTAAGCCCTGGATTAAAAGAAATATTGGGGCCAGCCGAAGAGTCTACCAGATCGCACGTTTTATCACGACCTTCGATAGTTATAGTGTGCGTCGTAGAGTTGTACATTGTGCTTTTTATTTCAACATAGCCGTTAATAATAGTTTGACCGTTAATCGTTATTTTACAAGTATTATTAACAAGTACAGGGAAATTAGGATTAGGTGCAATCGTAAATACAAACTGATTAGCCACCCGTGTAAATTCACGGCTTACTGCTAAGTCTATAAAGCCGTCATACGCTACACCGTTTATCTCAATTAAAACATCCGTTATCATGGAGTTACAACGTATATATCGCCTTGAATATTATTAGGCGTTGAGATATTGTTAATATTAATAAGCAATTGATCGTTATCAAGCTTACTGTAAAAAGCGTAAGTAACATTTGTAATACTTTGCCTATCCGCGTTAAAAGGGATTAATTTCTTTACGTTGATACGGTTATTTTCTAAATAAATTCTAACTTGGTTACGCAATAGTTTTATTTGCGTTAAATAGGTTTCATCAAGTTCTGTCATATTTAAAGTATAGTCGTACTGCACTTCTAATTCTTGAGCCACGGCTAAAAGCTGTGCTTCATCTTGAAATTGCACATTAATAATAGCTGAGTAAGCATTTGCTAGCGCTGCAAAATTAATTTGGCTATTTATCAAACTTCTATTTTTTTTACGCTGCCTACTTTTTGTCGTAGCTGTAGGAGGTTGAAATAACGGAACACTTGCACCTAATTTAAATAAAGAGCGATTAAGTTTATATCTATCAAAAGGGTTAGTCGCAAGTCTATCTAGTGCGCTTGCTAACTGTGTAATATTAGCGGCAAGTAATGCAGGACGCCTAATACTAGCGCCTATACTTGATTTGAAATTCTTCAACGTACTGCTAAAATCACTTAGAAAACCCGATACAGCGGAAAAAGGCTGTGTTACTGCATCGGCAATATTGGCGATATTGGTTAAAGTGTCTTTAACATCCTGATAATTTTCACGAAACGCTGCCGTAAGTTCGTACAGTTCTTCGACCCCCGCTTCAACTTGAGCTAAAACATTGGCCGTAAATTTATTAATTGACGAACGATTATCAACGGCTTCTTGGGGATAGATATTATCTTTAGATTCTCTAAAGATGATGGATATTTTACATACTCCGAATTCCGTATCATCTTCGGTTAAGGTAACTGGATCGCAAACTACTTTTACAGGACCATCCACAGGGTGCTGGAAAACGCCTATACCGGGTTTATTGACGGCGGCTAAGAATGCTTTCCGTGTTTGTGCATAGCGCGGGCCCGTGATAACACCGCTAATTTCATAGGTGCGAAGCAAACCGCCCACGTCTTGAATGTGGCGCGTTGTTTTATTAACAAATTCAAATGGAATGGTTTTACGACCCACTACAAGTGAGCTTGTGTACATTAAAAATTTAACGCCGCGGAAGCTACAAGGTAAAGTTTGAAATAAGCTATACATTTACCACCCCAAATTGGTTCCTAATGCCATGTTTGTAAAAGTAGGCGACGATGTT